CGTCTAACATGTTTGGTCTATGTAAATCCTTAATTTAAACAATATACCAGCCTCCATAACCTGTGATATTTGCTCTATGGAACGTGTACGCTGACCGACAAACTCACAACGGTAGTAATTACGCAATTCTTTTTGAAAATCATTAACACAACGTGATAACCTGTCATGCAAAATACGTGTTTCAACAGCATCTGCACCTTTGGCTTTTGGGTGTAATAAATAAAAATCAATCTCACGTGGTACTAACCCATTCACTGGTGGATATTCTACATCTTCGATAAATTGTATCAAAGCTGGATAAGCCCCCTGTACGTGCTTAAAAACAATATCCTGACGTGTTCGCATACACAATGCCCACCCACAATAAGCTGGATTATCGTCATCACCTGCATTTACTTTTTCAATGCTATCCCGGATTGCTATATCAAGCGGACTTAGTTCTTCCATTTCTTTTTGATTTTTTTTCCATTTCCTCTAATTGAATAACGCTTTTGTCATACTCTAATGTTTGCCGTTCAAGAATGTCATAAGCAAACATCCAAGGCAGTTCGGCAGCCTGTTGCTGTGTATATGCCCCTTGTGACGCTATCATTATTTCAGCCAAAATGGATGATTTATGTTTTGTTTTTAATGCTTCAAGTTTGGTTTTTAAATCTGAATCTTTACATTCACGCCTTAAATCCATAAATAGTTTACCAGCTTCACCTGCAACATCAGAAAATGCAATCGTAAGGCGTATAAAGTCGATAATAGGACATTTTTTAATGTTGCTTATGCCAAATGCCTTTGCAGTCCATTTATGCAAATCTTCCTCTGTTTTAATATCCCATGCGGATATAATATGTTGCAATTGTATGTATGCTGTTTGTTTGACTTCCTTACCAAGTATTTTTTTAGGCACATCAAACGCCTTTACCTTTTCAACAAACTTTTCATCAAGACCGCAAACTGCTTTTAACACGTCCCAGTCTTTCATTTTATGCCGCATGGTTAATTTCATAAACCAAAAACATTAATAGTTTCGTAAATATCACTACAAAAATCAACATTATTATAGATATTTTCTATATAATCAAAATCAACATCATTTATTTCTATTGTTTTTGCGTTGTAAAGTTTTTCGTGTATATTCCTGACCTTTTTTACCATTTCATTCCATGCGTTTACTATTTTTTGGACTTGTGAAGTAAACGCCGTGTTTTGAATAACAGTTGTCTTTTCTCCAGCAGGTGTTGACATTGTTTCATTATCACGTGAATAAAAAAAGTACACGTAATTTGCAAGCGGTGATGTTGGGGCAATTGAATCTTCATCACGTATCAGCGCAACTAATTCTGAAGGCAATTCCCAACCCACACTTTCCATGTATCTTTCAGAAAACATTTGCCGTAAAAATTCTTTTTGATGCTTTATGATATATTTATCAATTTCAGATTCAGCATTTGCAGCAGCCTCGCCAAGGAGTGTACCTGATGGTCTGTGTAGTCCAGTATCAATTTTCAGTTCACCCCAAAAATATGTTTTGTCAATAAGTGGTTGCATGTTTAATGTTTTAAAAAAGGGATACCGAAACTATCAGTATCCCTTCATTCGGTTGTTTTACTTCTTTTTAGGTCTTCCTTTTTTTGCCTTAGCTGTTGATTTATCAACAATTTTTTTTTGTTGTTTTTCAACTTTATCGACAACAATTGATTCTGATACAACTTCTTTTGGCTTATGGTTGTATTCAACAGCCTGTTGCCGGTTAATTAAAACACTTGCAGTTTTAGCATCAACATCAAGAACAGTCCCCGATTTATGAACAAATATGTCTTTTAAAAGCTGTATCAACATAGCTACTCTAAATATAATTTCAACTCCTGGTCTGTAATCTTAGTAACAGCACTATCTCCAACTCCAGTAAATACAGACCTGTAATACCTGTATCTATTTGCAGTTGTGTCGCTGATTATAATCACGGTGTCTTTACCTGTAACATGCCACGTAACGGCAGAACCAATATCTGTCCAATCATTTTTTATTGCAGATTTTTGCCCTTGTAGTTTTACTGCAACAGATGTATGATTGGTGCCAACCGTTGTATCCATCTTGCAAACAAAATCCTGTGTTGCTTTATATGCTTGTGGAGCTGTAAAGACAAAATATCTTACGGTAGTACCAGAAAGAGTGTAGTCAGTCGGAACATATTGGTATGTAGCCGTTTTATCCTGAGCAGCCATTGCCGGCAAAGTAACCGTTTGTGCGCTTAAAGCTACAAACCCAAACAATAAAACAATAAATAAAATTATCTTTTTCATTTTTTTTATTTTATAAGTTTTTAATAGTGGGCGTTAAAAAACGCCCACATTGTTTATTTAAAATCAATTAGATGGAAGTTTTTGTAATGCAGTCTTAACGGTAGCAACGTCAAGTTTAACCCATCCCTTTTTGCTTTCTGTTGTCAGTTTCAAAATAGAGAAAATTTCACCAATAATGGTTTTTTCGTTTTCAATAAACTGATTACCATAAGTCCCAGAACGCAAAATAAATGAACCGTGCTGTTCTTTTACAAGCGAGCCTTCACCCAGAAGGATGGTGCCGGCGGCAATATTGTTTGTAACAAACAATGAAAGCCCGGGGAACAGAACATTGTCAGGAATGAATATCGGGTCACCGTTAATATTCTGCATGTTTTGCGTTTCGGCATAATCAGCAGGGTTTATTACCAATGTATCCCCCATGTATTCATTTCCTGCAAGCTGTAATTTACCAGCATTTACAACGTTCATAATAGATGGCTTTACAATAGTTGCATCAAGTGCTGTGCCTGCGTATGTGGGTGCCCATGCAATAATATCAGCCAACACACCTGCATTGTAAACACGAAGAACCTCAGCTTCAAACATGTTGATGATATCAAGCACGAGCTGTTCAAAGTCAATTTCTGTTTCCTCTGTCATTTCAATACGCCCTGCATATTTCTTGCGATAAGCGTATTTCCATTCAAATTTGTAGTCAACAAGAGGTTTAGTATCTCCCTCGGCAACAACGGCAGGAACTCCATCACCAGATGTAACCTGTTCTTTCCATTTCCAACTTTCAGGAACACGTGAAACCTGACGGGAAGAAACAGCATCAAGGATAAAATTTTTCGGGTAACGGATAAACTCAATATCCACGTCATCAAAAACATTGGTAGAATTAGAAGCTACCGCACCCGTTACAACTGTTGCTGTTGTCATCATTGTCGAAGCGGCACGCTTCATACGAAATTCAAGAGACCAAGGAGTTGTTTTTTGACGGCGTACAACCCCTAAAATATCCTCTTTCTTTTCTTCCAGTTTTTTGCGCAAGATGTTGCGTTCTCCTTCGGACAAATTACGTTTTGACTTTTCTTCCAAAGCCACAACCTTTTCAGTAAGCGAGCGGATAATTTGCGCTGCCGATTTACCTTCTTCAATTGTTCCGAGCTTTTCAAGTACGGAATCAATTTGTTTCTGCCTTTCGACAGCATCACTCTGGAAAGCATGCTCTACGGCATCCCCAATTGCACCGAAGAAAGCTTCATCTTCGGCAGTAAGAGTTGCTTTTGCTTTACTTCTTACAATTTCGAGAAATTTTTCTTTTTTCATTTTAAAACTTTTTTATTAGTTGTTTATAAATAGACTTCTCTTCTGTCGAAGATTTTATCTGTTTTTCTATTGCTCTTTTAACTGTTATAGACGCACCAATGTCATTAGGTACTGGCGCAAAGGATAAACTTTCCGGTTCCCATAATTCAGCATAATAAGTAGGAATCTGATTTTGATTTCTTTCTACGCTATAATTAATAATTGAACCTTCAATACTTACTGTTTTTATAATCCCATTTGCGACGTCTTGACGTAATGCCTCGTCAGCCCTTGCTCCAAATTTACAACGTAAGACAAGACCACGTTCATCAAAATAATATCCAACGCTAATACCAAGTGTATTTTTAGCTGAATTATCCCATGGGTGATTGTCAAAAAGTGGCAATCCTGATTCAAGACGTTCTATCTTAACGTTATCTTTCCCAGTTCTTAATACCTGATTAAAATATTCATCATTATTGTATGAATACCTAATCTGACCGTTTTTTTCAGGAACGGCAACACATTCAAAATCATATTCATCAGTGGCAGTACTATTTATAATTTGTGCCCTACAAATATAATTTTCATTCTGTTTTTTGTCCTTATCTTCCATATAGTTAAATTAAGTCAAGTTTTATTTGTGCCTGTTCAAGTGAAATAACCGGCTGACCTTCAATTAGCACATCTTTAAGTGTAGCAATGCCACCAGCCATCTGTTGGAATGCTATTGCTTCCTGTTTTTTTGCTTCCTGATAAAAATCAAGATGTGAATAGTCGGCTTTAAGTTCAAATCCCAAATCATATTCACCAATCATCTGCAACCATTCGCTGAAAAAATACTCAGCAGTGGGAATACAGCTATTTGTATAATGATTTTTAATTGCCTCAGTCATGTTTTTGTATCTTGAACTTTCAATGTCAAGAAGCGGGGCTGGTACATCGTATGCAGAACCAATAGCTTTTTTACATTCAATAAGCATTTCAGAAAATTGCATATCCGACATTTTTGCTGTCAGTGGATGTACTTTGGCATCAGTTGAAATTAAAACATTTTTATCCTGACCACGCCTCAACCCAAAACGCTGAGAAAGTCTTTTCAAAACAGATTCCTTTTCTGATTTTAACGATGATAATGCAAGCATACCGGATTCTTTTACACCCATTGAAATAAGGTTCAAAGCCCCTCTGTTAGCATACATTTCAGTCAGCGCCTGCCATATAACAACGTATGTTGATATAACTTCAGATAAAGATTCTGCACGGCTCCCACCAAATATGGTTTCGTTATCCTGTGTGTTTAATGAAATATCATAAAAGACATGAACATCTTCAGGTTTTAACCTGTATGATTTTCCACCACCGGCAGAAACGGTATAATACTTCACCCTTCTTTCATACATTATATCAAATTCATTCTCGTAATATGGTGTAATTAACTGCCTTGGAATTATATAGTAGTCATATTCACCTGAAATTGAATTTAAAACCTTTTTTACATAAGCAACGCCATGAAGTTTTGTCTGTGTATCTAATTTTTTAAACCAGCGTTTGAAATCCTCTTTAGGATTAGGTCGCATCAGTTTTTTTATAATTTTCTTTGCTTTCGGCGTTGTTATTTGTTTATCATCTTCATCTAAAGCCCATACTTTTAAGTTTGCAATAGATTGAGCAGATTTAGATATAACCGTTCTAAGGGCATCGCATTTCTTGTATGCAGAAATACGCCCATCGACAGTTGAGCAGTCAATAAAATAGTCCTTCCCAGATATTTTTTCTTTCAAAACACTGAAAAGTTCATGTTTATCTGTAAATGAATTTATATTTTCTATGCCATTCATAGATATATTTTTCAGCAAATATATAGACAATTTCTATATAAACAAACTTTTTATAAAAATATTTTTAAATCCAATAGAAAAAATGGATAAAACCATACCTTGCACCGTCCCAGATGTGGCAAAATTTACTTTCCGGGTCAGGTTCATTTATGAAATTACCGTTTATCTTTTTGTGCAGGTAGTTTTGTTGTTCTTTGCGCATTTCTGGCGTGTCAACCAAATGTAACTTGAACTTTTTCATCAAAGAAACACCTGCAATAATACTTTTTTTGTTTACTTTAAAGAAGTTCCAGTTTAGCCCCTGTGATGAAGCTATCATGTTTAACCCATCAACAAAGCTTTCCGTTCCATATTTATCCTGCGATTCGCACGCTATCCACATTTCATCAGTATATGAACCTTCATTTTTGCGCCTTTCAATTTCTTTTTCAATCTGTGGCTTTATCACGTAAAAGCATATTTCAGGCGTTGCGGTAGGCTGATATACCATATTTTCAATATAAGCATCAGTTTTGCCTATTCTTCCTGTCCTTACGAGCGTTGTAGGGTCTTTTGTGAACCCGAAGTCCATAGACAGGATGACCTCATCAAATCCTGTGTCTGGAAATGTATCTTCCCAATATACATCATTAAATACCGTGCCTGTTTGGGCGCATCTTATACCCTCAGAATATACGAGATAATCAAATTTGTCTGGATTCTTGTTTGTCGGATGTTTCGCCCTGTACGTTCCATCATTTTCCAATACGTGGTCTGGCATTTCTGGCTTATCCCACACACGGCGGCGAAAACCATTGAAGAAAACATCATTTTTACCAATTGGTAAATCAGGAAGCGGGTCGACAATTTCAATATGCGAATCTGCAAAATCCCACGGGCATTTACTTTCCCGCTCAGCCGCAAGCCCATCAGGTAGTTTCATGTTATCAAGATAGCACGTTTGAGAGTAAAAAGCATTATATTCATCCTGTTGCTCAAAAGCCCAATGGTCTGTATATTTAGGATTACCGTCACAAATAAGAAGCATTGAACAACGCTTTTTAATGCTGTCATAAGCATCTTTTCTGTTCGCTGTCTCCAGCACCTCATTAATATATGCTATATCACAAAAACCAGCTTCTTTCCCGACATCAGGATAGTTCAAGAAGTCAATGGTCGAACCAAAAATAACAATCTTTGGTCTTCCACCCGGACCGTCACCTGTAAGCGTATAATCCTTTCCGTTTACAAGCCCTATAATGCTAAAACACAGTTTAAAATCCTCCAATGTTAACTCACGGCAGCTAACAAGCTCTTCACGATAAACATTTATTTTGAGTTGTTTTTTTTTCCTGAAATCGTGGCAAAATTTAACTATTAAGTGTATTGTATCAAATGATTTTGATGAACGGGAACCGCCAAAGTTGAAAAACTTAACGATTGCCCGTTGCCCTTGGGGATGGTCTTCACTTGCAAGCTCCTTAAAAAGCGTTTTTTTGTGCTTTTGGAACTTGTTCAGCATCCAGTAAAACAGGTAATTCGGACTAAAATTCATATAGATTTTATTTATAAATCATCAACAAATATAGATAGCTTTTTTATAAGCACAAAAAAGGGGGAAATTATCCCCTAAATTCAGAAAAAAGCGTAACCGTTGGATTCGCTTCATTGATACGCTTTTTTGCTATCTCAAAATACTTATCGTCCATTTCTATGCCGATAAAAGAACGATTAAGCTGCTTTGCTGCAACCCCTGTACTACCTGACCCCATTGTGTTATCCAAAACCGTTTCGCCCTCGTTTGTGTATGTTTTTATTAAGTAATCTAAAAGTTTGATTG